CGTGAGAAGAAATTTTATCCATTGTTTCCCGGATATCTTTTCTACAATGGAAATCCGGAAGATGGAGCTGTGAAATGGATGTTCAGTGACAGGAGAGTTTTCGGTTTGGTGGGCAGAGAAGGCATTCCACATCGGCTCAGGAATACTGATATTCATCGGTTGAGGTTAGAGGAACTTAACAATTTTGATGGTTTCGAGGCTTCCTTGACCGAAGTTTTTTCCGTCAACGTTGGCGAACGGCTTCAGATCGTGAAAGGCGTTTTCTCCGGGGAAACCGCGTTAGTTCGGCGGATAGCGTTCGGCCGGGCTCTGGTGGAGATGGAGGGAACTGGCACGTTTGTGAAGTTTACTGTTTCCAAATTAGGCAAAATCAGCGAATAAATCGATCTAAGGACGAGCCGGAATACGCGCGAGGCTGAAAGATGCCTCCCCACGGCCCCAGAGAATAGTGAATGTGCTATTTCTCACTAAGACGAAGTGTGTCAAGTTTTTAGGTGATTTTTCTGATCGTGAGTTTATCAATAAAGACGAAGCGCATCATTTTGATAAATCAACTCAATGGGTAAACGCGGTCCTAAGCCTGGAAGCAGAGCTGGCGAAGCCTCTCCTAATAAGGGAGTGGAAACGCAAAACAGACAGCTCGCTCGTATTGAGGGACATCGCATCGCTTCTTCTCCGAATGCACCGCTTAAAGTGATGCTTCGTAATATGATGTTTTGGGTTGAACATTCCAATACGATCCAAGCGCAAGTTGAGCAAATGTTGCCTCAAATTACTGAGGCGATAAGAGCAGCCAATGGCAATCCTGCAGCGCTCGATGCTGTCAATGAAATGCTGGAGAAAGCGAAAACGCTGACGCGTGAGTTTCTTACAGCGCGTCACAATTCGCAAACATGCGCGGTCGATGCTGCTCCTTACATTCATCCGAAGCTCGCTAGCGTTTCGTTTAAGAAAGGTGGCGAAGCTCCGAAGGTTCTTATTGTTGAGACTGTCGTTCCCAGCTCTACTGGCTTAATAGGCGGCGATGATTCGAGACTAGAGGAAGTTCCTAAAACCAATGGCTCCGCGAAAATGAGCGCTGATAGCGAGCCTGATCGATCTTATCGTGATGGATATAAATCAGACAGAGTCCTCCCTGTCAGACGAGTGGGATGATTTCGATTTCAATGCCGAAGATGAATCTGATGATTCGATCAGAGAGAAAATTCAGTTTCATCGCCTTCGACTTTATCCGAAGCAGGATGAAGCGATCTTCTATCCTCGCGATATCAATGGCAATGAAGCCCGTTACAGCGTCATTGAAGCTGGAACGAAGACGGGCAAGACCGTAGGATGTATTTGTTGGCTATTCGAAGTAGCGTTGAATGGTCCACCGGGAAACTATTGGTGGGTAGCTCCAGTCTCAAGACAAGCTGCGATCGCTTTTCGACGCATGAAGAGCTTCTTCGGTCGCGAAGTGATGACTCCGCTACTAACACCGGTCCCAACAATAACATTGCCGGGTGGACAAGTAATATGGTTCTTATCAGGTGAAGACCCTGACAATCTCTATGGTGAAGATGTCTGGGCGGCAGTCATTGATGAAGCGAGCCGCTTGCGCGAAGAAGCCTGGCATGCAGTGCGCTCAACGCTTACAGCGACACGCGGCCCAATGCGTCTCATTGGAAATGTTAAAGGCAGAAAAAATTTCTTCTATAATATGGCCCGGCGCGCAGAGAGAGGCGAGCCGGGTTATTCGTATCACAAGATTGTGGCGGCAGATGCTGTTGCTGCAAAGGTCTTGGCTGCCGAGGAAATTGAAAGCGCGAAGCGCGATCTGCCTGAGCAGGTCTTCAAGGAGCTTTATCTTGCGGAAGCGAGTGATGATGGTGGCAATCCTTTTGGCTTGCAACATATCGAGAAAGTTCTACATCCGCTTTCTACAGCGCCGCCCGTCGCTTGGGGATGGGATCTCGCGAAGAAACACGACTTCACGGTGGGGATTGGTCTCGACATTAGTGGCCGGGTTTGTCGCTTTCATAGGTGGCAATTGCCATGGAAGGAAACGATCAAAAAGATACGTGCTATCACGATGCGCATTCCCGCGTATGTCGATAGCACCGGTGTAGGCGATCCGATCGTGGAGCATCTTCAGGATGATAATCCTGGTCACCGAATTGAAGAGTATCTCTTCACGCCGCAATCGAAGCAGAAGTTGATGGAAGGGCTTGCAGTCGCTATTCAGAATGAAGAGACATCCATCATTGGTCCGACGATCCACGGTGTGAAGCATGTGATGCAATTAGAAGCCGAAAGTTTTGAATATGTTCTTACACGAACTGGCGTTCGCTATTCTGCTCCTGAAGGATTTTTTGATGATTGCACTTGCGCTCATGCCTTGGCAGTTGCTGCGAAGTTCAATCTTCCACAGGCTCTGGTGATTTCGAATAGCGCCATCATCGCTTCCCGCCGGCCGGGAAGCAGGTCTGCGAGGGTATTTACATGATGCAGACGTCATCTGGAGTACAGCTCATGATTGGTGCTTGGTGTCTCGGATATACCATCGCTTTCGCGGGTGCAGTTACTGTTGTCGCTACACCCGTCATAGTCGGCGGTCTTGTCGCCGCGAGCGTCGCCGCGGCATTGGTAGATGCGCCTTGACTTTAGCTCTCGCCTTTCTCGGCTTTTATTTGATGATACTAGGTGCGATGAGTCTATTCTGGGGAGTCACAGGCCTTTGCGCGTATCATCGTGACATCAAGACGTATGAAGATTTTGAAATGAGTGAGGTCGCGTGATGGTGACTGGTATGGTAATGGAACAGCGAGCGCCTTATCCCGTAATTCTCGAAAAGCTCGTTTGGGCGTGTAAGTATCGACCCGGTTGGGAGTTCGTTCTAAATCACGAAGATCGCGGCCAAGGCTCAATTGGATTGACGCTCAACATTATCATCAAATGCCAGGATACATATCATCCGGAGACGCCCATCTTTATTCGGCATTCACATATTGTTCCGGCTGCTGCTTACGATGAGCGATCTTGGCGCCGATGGTTGTTTGAACGTATTCTTGAAGTGGAACGCCACGAGGCAGCAGAGTTTTTCCAGATCAGTGGCGTGCGCCCTTATGCGCCGAATCATGGTCCCGGGAATGATCCATACATCATTTTCGAGGAAGGAACATTACAGGAGAAGCGCACCAGTTATCTCGGCGTGCAGCGCTCCGGTGATGATCCTGAGACGGAAGGCGAGAGCGCTTGACCAAGAAGCAAAAGCGCATTCAACTTGAAAATGAGCTAAGGGCGATAGCAGCGGCGATTATGACATATCCGAAGCCAAAGCATAAAGTGAAGAAGCGCACCGCGAAGATCATTCCTTTCGCTGCCATTGAGGGTGGAAAGAAATCATTCAAGATTAGTGGTGAAGCTCTCGCGCATTCACGTCGTAAACCGCGCGAGACAGGCGCATCGATTATCGCAATTGATGAAGCGCGTCGAAAAGCTTGGCAACCTGCGAAGCCGCCGCCAGGTGCGCAAGTTCCATCAAATCATAAGATTGCCTTCGATAACGCTCTCATCGAGGTTAGTGCCTGGGGTGCAGCCACTGCCTTAAATGGCGCATTCAGTAACGGTGCCGCTTTTATCGGTTATCCGATCTTGAGCGAGTTGGCGCAGATCGCTGAATATCGCAAGATCATTTCTACGATAGCGACGCAGATGACGCGTAAGTTCATCAAGCTCTCATCCGCCAGTAAGGTGGACGATAAAAGCGAACGAATTAAGAAGCTCACCGATGCGATTGATTCGTTCAAGGTCAAGGACATCTTTCGGCGTGCTTGTGAAGTGGATGGCTTCTTCGGCAGAGCTCACATCTATCTTGATACTGGTAACGGTCATGATAGAGATGAGCTCAAGACCGATATTGGTAATGGCCGGAACGATCTTTCAAAAATGAAGGCCACTGAAGGTCAGAAACTTCGGCGCTTGAAAGTCGTTGAGCCGATCTGGACGTATCCCAGCCGCTATGACGCGAGTGATCCGCTTACAACGGATTGGTATAATCCTGAGACATGGTTTGTCCAGGGCAAGGAGCTACACCGATCGCGCCTTCTTCCTATGGTCGGTCGTGAAGTCCCGGACATGCTTAAGCCCGCTTATTCATTCGGTGGGCTCGCGATGACGCAGATGGCGATGCCATATGTGAATAATTGGCTTCGTACCCGGCAGTCGGTCGCCGATCTTATCTGGTCTTTCTCGACGTCGGGCATCTCGACGGACTTGAACACTTATCTCGCACCGGGAGCCGGAACCTCTCTCGACACGCGAATGGAATTGTTCAACAATTACCGCAATAATCGCGGCATTATGATCCTGAACAAGGAGACGGAGGAATTTTTCCAGCACAATACTCCGCTCGGAACACTGGATATGTTGCTCGCGCAGAGCCAGGAGCAGATGGCGTCCGTGGCTTCAATTCCTTTGATCTTTCTGCTCGGCATTTCGCCGCATGGCTTGAACGCAACAGCCGAGCCCGAAATCAAGGTGTTCTACGATAGCATCCATGCCTATCAGGAGCAATTTTATCGGCCGATGCTGACGGTGGTGTTGGATTTTATCCAGCTCGCGATCTGGGGTGTTGTTGATCAGGATATCATATTCGGATTTGAACCGCTCTTCTCGCTGGATGAGAAAGCCATCGCCGAAGTACAAAAGACGCGTGCGGAAACGGATGACTTGTTAATCAATGGCGGTATCCTTCATCCTGGCGAAGCGCGTAAGAGGATTGCATCTGATCCGGATAGCGAATATCCGGATATTGATGTGGGTGATATTCCGGAGCCTCCCGCAGAGGAGATTGGCGGCGAAAGCCTAGACCCTGGAAAGTCAAAAGATGAACCAAACGGCGATGTTCCTAAGCCGGCTGTTGGACCTTCACTTAACTGAGTCGATTGAAAGGTTTAGCGGGATGAGCGACGAAAGACCGATCAGCAAGCATCTCCAGGTGATGCAGCGTCGAAAAGAATTGATGATGAAGCGCGATGCACGTCTCGATGCGTTGCTTGAGCGCCAGGATAAATTCGAGAGCACGTCTGATGTTGTATTCCGCGCCTATGAAGGCGAGATGGAAAATGAAGAAGCCATCATGAAGGAGATGGAGGAAGATACCAACGAGATGCGCCGGAATATGTTGGAAGTGAAAGGAGAGCAGACCGCTGGCAATAAGGTCGCTAACTTTCCTGATAAAAAGACGGTCAATGATGGCACGTGATGAAGCCGTTAGATCGATTTTTGAATTGTCGATCGACAATGCTTTTATTCGTCACATTGAAAAACTCTTTGAGAGTTTCGCGAGCGATCTTGAACATGAACTTAAAGTTCCGAATGAAGAGCGACTTTCGTCCCGGTTGCCGAGCGCTCGGAAACGCTTTGAAGGCCGATTTGAAGTTGCCGTGAAGACCCATTATCAAATGATTGATCATTATCGAAAGAAATATGCCGATGCGTAATATTCTCGAAGCAACTCCGAATGCGCAGCGTATCGCAGCACGAAAGCGGCTCAAGGAAGGCTTGCGTACTAGCTCGTGCTTTTCATTGGCCGTCGCCGCTCATCTCGTGGGTGTTCGACGCGTTGGGAATAGGCTAGAGGTAGCGCCGCTGCCACCACTGACATTTCCGGAAGGCAATAAGACGGAGACATTTGTTGAACGCTCTTAGATATCTCGCTTGCTTGGTCATTGTCATTCTTGTCTGCTGGGCGCTTCATGGCCTTGGTGTTATGGCTGGGCCAATTTATGGGTTCGGTCTAGGCGAGTGAAAGTCCCGCGGCGTCAGCGAACACGAGTGTTACGTCCTCTCTATCCCAATGTTGGTGTGGAGATGGAATATCGTCGCAAGCTTGAGAAGCTTATCAATGTGATGCATAATTCGATCATGTGGTGGGTTCGCGCGAGCTTTAAGCAAAATGAGCCAGAGATGGCGATGGATGCGCGACCGGCTAGTGCACTACGGATCGTTATGAATAGGCTCGCATCGCGTTGGTTGAAGAAGTTTGATAAGGCCGCTATCGACCTGGCAAAGTATTTCACCGATGATGTTAAAGCGCGCACTGATGCGCGGATGAAGCGCTTGTTGAAGGATGCTGGCATTTCAGTTCCCTTTAAGATGACGGCTGCTCAAAAAGATATTGCGCAAGCGACGATCAATGCGAACGTCTCGCTGATAAAATCAATTCCGAAGCAATATCTGCTTCAAGTCGAAGGCATCGTAATGCGCTCGGTGCAACGTGGTGGCGATCTTCATCAGTTATCGAACGACCTGCAAAAACAATTCGGTGTTACGAAACGTCGCGCGGAGTTTATCGCGCATGATCAGAACAACAAGGCGACATCAGCCTTCACCGCAGCTCGTCAACGAGAATTAGGAATCACTGAGGCTATCTGGATGCATTCGCATGCCGGCAAGGAGCCGCGTCCTACGCATGTTAAGATGGACGGCAAGAAATATGATGTGATGAAGGGAATGTTTGATACAGCCGAAAAGCGATTTATTTTTCCAGGCGAGTTAATTAATTGTCGTTGCATTTCGCGTAGCGTCATTCCGGGGTTCTCATGAAGATATCTATCGCCCTTGCAATTCTCTTCTTAGGCGTCTGCGCTTTCGGAGCTGACCTAAAAATTCCGAAGCGACATCACCAATCTTCAGTCTTTCATCCTCCTTCGCCGCTTTGTGATCCCGCGACGTGCGCGACTTTGCCTTTGTCAATTGGTAAGACCCCTTTATCAGGTGAGAAGGATGCCAAGTGATGGGAATAGGAACACTTCTGCTGATCATTTTGATTCTTGTTCTACTCGGCGGGATACCAGTTTGGGGACCATTCGGCCCTGCGCCATATGGTTTTTATGGCACAGGATATTACGGTGGTGGCATTCTTGGATTGCTTATCATCGTGCTTCTTATTCTTCTGTTGATAGGAAGGATATGATGGAACATCACCATCATCATCATATTCATCTCTCGCTTCCACCGACGTCCGATGAGATACTGGCGAGGCTCGCGGATGTTAAAAACTCACTCGCCGATATTCTCATGAGGCTAGATATGATCGATCCAGTTGTTCAGGCTGCCATGAATGAAGCACGGCAAGCCAAGGATGTTCTTGTCGCGATGGACGCGGCTTTCAAGGGCATGGTCACGCAGATTGGCGTGCTGCAACAGACAGTCGCCAATCTTCAGGCCGGCGCTATTCTCACCGATGCCGACAAGACTGAGATCAGCACGCAGACCTCAGACCTGGCCACGGTCGTTTCGAATGCGCAGGCTGATATCACTGCCAACACCGGTCAGCAGACACCGACGCAGCAAGCGCAGGGCACTAATGATCCAGGCACGGCGCAAGGTGGTCCCGCGAGCGGCGGCGCATCGACGCAGACGTGATTCGCGAGTTGTGGATAGGGTTTCCGCCCTATCCACAACTCCTTATTGGAAGATTTGAAAAATGACTGTTACTGATATTGATCAAGCTCGTGTTGCAAAGGGCGATCTTGAAACGGCGCGTGAGATAGAAGCTGATATGCGCATCGCTCTTATTACTCCGATAGAAGTTTTACAACGCGCTCGCTCCGCCGGCTTGCACGCAGATTTCGCCATTGGCCTTGATAGCTTCGGCCGTTATTCCATCCAGAAGATTTCAATTGTGAAGCCTTTAGTTTAATGCTTATTCGCCGCATAGCGCTCGACAAAGCCCTGGCGTTCGATCCGCCGAAGTCTCCGGCGCAGAAGCGTTTGATGGAGGCGGCTGCACACACTCCAGGCGGTTATGGTGGTGTATCACAGAAGGTTGGCAAGGAGTTTGTTGGTGAGGATCAACTTGCGCCAAATGCCGGTGCTGGCGTTCAATTTCGGACGCCTCTAGGAAAGATGCTGTTTTTGCGTCGCTCTAAGACTGCTCAAGATCATCCCGGAACTTGGGCGTGGCCGGGCGGAGGCAGAGAAGGTGATGAAACGCCACAGGAAACTGCAAGGCGCGAAACGGAAGAAGAGATTGGCCACGCGCCGAAAGAAGAATTTTATAATGTCGATCACGAAAAGGATGATGAAAAATCATTCACGACATTTGGTCAATCGGTTCCAGACATTTTCGAACCAAAGCTGAATGATGAGCATGACGCCTATGACTGGCGTGGTCTCGATGAGCTCCCCTCCCCTCTCCATCCTGGCGTTGCGCGAACGTTAGAGAAGATGAAGGCGTTGCGCGCGACGGATTGCGATTTAGCTAGCGACATTGAATTTAAGGAAGAAGAACATCCGCGCGATGATGATGGGAAGTTCGGAAGCGGCGGTTCCGGGGGTGGAGCGGCTTCGCATATGTTCGGAGAAGAGTCATCATTCACTCCGATCAATGAAGTTTTGCGTGGTGAAGGGAAAGTTGCTCCAGAAATCCAGAGTAAGATTGATGAGATTGACGCGGATTTCAAGAAGAATGGAAAGCCTGTTCCAACTGGCACCAAGCTCTATCGTGGCATGTCGCTTCCTGCTGATTCACCGCTTCTTGAACGATTGAAGCCCGGCAAAAATATTCAAGACCTGGGATACATTGCCACTTCTTCTGACAAGAAGTGGGCCGAAGAAGGCATGAAGGGAAACCTTGGCGAGAAGGATGTGTTGTTTAATATCACGCCTTCAGAAACGGCTAATCCAAAGTCCCTGTACAATGCAGCGGAAAGTGAATACCTGTTTCCGCGCGGCTCTTATCTGATCATCAAGAACGCCAATGAAAAGAATGGCCAGCTTCACGTCGATGCAGTCTTGACACGTCTTAAGCATCAAACTGCCAATGATGGTTGCGGCTTTGATCGCAATAGCGTTCGCCGCATTGATCCTGACACTGGCCATCTCCACGTCGCTAAAACGAATATTACGAAGGCGAATGTCTGTCCATATGTTGGCAAGGAAATTCCGGATTGGGATACGTTGGGCCTAGACCCTGA